TCAGGCCCTCCCCAGGCCCATGTCCACACCGGCCAGGATCACCTCGCGAGCATAGGGCTGCTGGCCGTTTTCATGGCGGATGATGGCCTCCACCAGATCGGCCATGGTCTCCGGCCGGGTGACGTCGATGGCCTGATCGGGCGTCACACCGAGGCGGGAGGCGACGTGGGCGATGTAGGCCCCGGTATCGTTCTCGCAGCCTGGCGCCCAGCGATTGATGATGTCGGCGACGGTTTTCAGGCCATAGCGGCGCTGATAGCCGACCAGGATCCGGGCCAGTGCCCGGATGCCGGCCTCGGGGCTGACGAATTCCTCGAAGACCGGATCGTCATCGGTGGCCCGCTCGCCCTGCCACTGGGTCTTGTCGCCGGGCATCTCCTTGATGTTGCCCGGGTTGTTCATGCGAATACCGCGCGGCACGACGCAGTCCTTGGTCATGGGCTGTCTCCAACAAAAATGCCGCCCGAGGGCGGCTGTGGGGATGAAAAATCGGGAAAGGGTCAGTTCACATGGACCCTGGAATCCTCGGCGACGGCGGCGATCTCCACCTGCTCGCCACGGGGACGGATGCCCAGGACGCGACCGGATTGCGCCCAGGCCTGGCCGGGGCCGAAGCTGAAATACGTCCGCTCTTCGGAGCCGCCGACATAGGGGGTGATGGTCAGGGGATCGAGGACGCGGACCAGGGTGGGATCACCGGGCACGGCCTGGATTCGGAACGGCCCGGCCAGCCCGCCGTCGCGGCGGCGCAGGGCCAGGTAGTGCGCCGCGTCGGTGGTCCATTCCACCGGCTCCGACAGCGCCAGCACGTCGCCCTGGTGACCGACCACCTCGCCGCCCTGGCCCCAGCGGGGCATGTCGTGGGTGATGGCGATCAGGTCGCCATAGGTGGGGATCATGCCCTCCAGCTCGGTACGGAAGGTCACCAAGCGGCGGCGGTAGCGGTTGTTGGCCGCGATATAGAGGCCTTCCCGCTGGGCGTGCTCCTTGGCTGTGCAGCCGAACAGGTTGACCTTGGCTGGATTGTCGCCGCTGCTGTCGGGCAGCTTTGCCGTAGCCTCGTCGGGCTTCCAGGTGCGCGACGAGAAATACTCCACAGTCACCGCGTCGGCGGTGTCCTCCCCCGGCATGACGTATTTGAGCTTGAACGAGCCTTTGACGATGTTGCGCGGCCCGAACATGGCCACCGGGATGGCCTGGGGCTGGTCGCGGATGATCCGCACGATGCCGCCTTGCTGAATGGGCACGGCGCGGCCGCAGCGGGCGATGCGGGTCAACGCCTCCCACACCGTCATGCTGGTGTCGAACACCGCGTCGAAGGTGTCGCCGCGGGTGGACCAGACGGCATCAAGGGCAAGCAGAGCCTTCAGGTCGATGCGGGCATCGGCCAGCTTGCCGCCGTATTGGGCTTTGCAGGAATCGGCGAAGGCCCAGGCAATGGAGCGGGTCGGCTGAGGAGCCGACCACCCGCCATCGGCCGACCACACCGGCAGCTTTCGAGTGGCGATGACGTTGATCATTCGGCTCGACCGCTGCGACAGGTTGTCGGTGGCCCGCATCTTCACCGCCAGCAGGGTGACGGCGCCGAAATCGGGCTGGCCGACAAGGTAGGCGCGCAGCGCGGCCCAGCGGATCTCATGCCCGGCCCGCTCGGCGATGTCCTTGTCGTCCAGGCGCTTGAGGCGCACCTCGTATCGGCCGGGGCTGACGCTGTAGCGGAAGGACAGGCGGATGGGGGAGTTGGTGGCAGCCGTTTGGCTTTCACTGCCCAACACCGACCAGTCGGCCAGTGGATCGCCGTTCTCGTCGACCGGGCGGGCGGCCACGTGCCACTGGACGGTACGGGTGTCGAGGCCGCCGCCGTCATTGGCGTAATAGAGACCGCGGGGCATGACCACGTCGATGCCCAGGGCTCCCGCCGAAGTGTCCACCGGATTGGCGGTGAACGGGCCGATGAAGCCATCGTCCCCGGTCTTCACCAGATTGGGAGCCACCAGTTCCTGGCCCGCCACCTCGGCGGCGGTGATCACATCCGGATCGAACAGCGTCACCTCGCCGCCGGGCGGGACGATTTCGGTCTGTACCTCCTCGAAGGACGAGATGGGCGTATCCTCGATACGGATCCGTCCGATCTCGTATTCGCCCTGGCCGATGACGTGAAGCTGATAGAGGAATTGGTCGCCGGCCACGTAATCCTGGTAGGGCTCGCACGCCAGGTCGGGATAGATCAGATGGCGGCCATAAACGACCGGGATGGGTTGGCCGAGACGGGCCTGGTTGCCCTGGGCCTGCAAGCTGTAGGTGGGGCTGGCCGCCGGGATGGCCCCGCTGCCGCCCCAACTCATGGAAGGAATGGAGGGTCTGGGCGCCGGGATCACGGTGTTGACCAGCACCGAGCCGACCATGGCAAGGCCTGCGGTTGCCATGGCGGCAGCGGTGCCGGTGGCGGTGTAGCCCATGGCCAGGGCAATTTCCGGTCCCAGATAGATCGAGGCAACCAGCACGGCTATGGTCAGCACCGTGCGCAGCGGGTTCTTGCCGCCACCTCCACCGCCCCCGCCGCCCATGGGCCAGCGGATCACGGTGACGATGTCTCCTTCGCCGATTACCCGCAGGGCGTAGATATCCGCCAGCACCGGATCGGTGCCGATACGGATCTCCGGCCCGTCGGCCCAGCTTTCCTCGGCAATGCCGCAATCCAGCAGCAAGGCCCCGACCGTCACCCCCGCCGCGATGGCGTGGACCGAGCGGCTGGCGATGGGCTCGAAGGGATTGGTGACGATGACGCAGATGGCGGAGCCGTCTTCGACAGCGGGCGCGGTCATGGCGAAAACCGATAGAAGCCTTCGACCGCCCAGCCATTGAGGCGGAGCGCGTCGGGGCGCTGGAACACCACACCGGCTTCTTCGGCGCAGTGCAGGACGCCACCGCCATCCACATCGAGCCAGACGCCGACATGGATGGGATGGCGGGACCGGCGCAGCAGGGAGCAATCGCCTTCCCGGGGATCGGCGACCTTGGTCCAGCGCCGACGCTCAGGGTGGTCGCGAAAGGTGCGGCCCATGGCCAGCATGTCCTCGGGATTGGCGATGTCGGGCAGGACGCGACCGAAATGCCGGGCCTGAACCGTGCGGACGAATTCCCAGCAATTGAACAGGTCCGGCCCGCTGCCATGAGGTGACCACGGCAAGCCGATATAGGCGGCAGCCCAATGCATCGAATGCCTCTTCGGGAATGGGGTTTGGGGCCAAGGCCCCAAGCGGGCGCAGGCGGCAGCCCGCATTCATCTCACCGCGCCAGACCTGGAAAGCGCCGGGCGGTATAGGTGATGGAGGGAAACGCCTTGTTGCCGATGTCGAGCATGCGGGCGCGGCCGGTGACCCGCAGGGTGTCTGCCTCGACCTCGGTCAGCGTCAGGGTGATCGGCGGATCCATGTGCGGCCCCTCCAGATCGGTGGAGAGATAAGGCCGCCAGGTGACTTCGATTACTTCCTGGCTGGTGGCGGCGGCTTCCAGGGCGTCGGCCAGATCACGGCCGACATTGTCGAGGGACAGGGTGATTTCGGGGACCGGGGCGGTATCCACCGGCGGCGGCGAGAAGTCGAAGGCCAGGGCGGTGAAGGTGACCTTCCGGCCACCGTCACGGGGTGCGCCGGACTCCAGCCGGGCGACAAGATCGGCATGGTCGCGCACCACCCGGATCGGCTCGGTGAAGCTGGGGTGCCAGATTTCCAGCGTGTCCAGGATCACCGTGTCCGATGGGGAGGAGGCGAAAGCTTCTCTCAGCGCTTGGCTGAGAGACGGGTCAGGCATCGGCGTCTTTGGCCGAGGCCGTGCAGGTCGGGACCGGGAACGGGCAGAAGGTCCGGGTTTCCAGCAGCTTGCGCATCTCGTGGACGATTTCGGAAAGCCCCTCGACCGCCGAGCGCAGGGCCTCGGTCTGGCGGGCTTGCTCCTCGACCACATGGGCGAAGGCTTCGACGGGAATGCCCGTGGTTTCCTGCCCCGCCTTCTTTCGCGACCACGCCCAGGCCAGGATCGCCACCACGATCACCACGGCGATGATGGCGGCGATCTGCACCATGGGAGCAGCCTGCCCCCAAGCGCCGACATACTGGGTGGCGACGCCGGCCCATATGTCCGGAGGCTGTTCCGCAGCCATGGTGATCACTCCAGCACAATGCCGACCTTGGCCGCCTCGGCGGTCAGATCGGCGCTGCCGCGCCAGCGGAAGAAATAGGGCGCGGTCTCGACCACCTGACGCAGCTCGTCGGCATCGGTGATCGGCCCGAAGCCGATCTCCTCAGGCTGTTCGGGGATTGCTTCGTCATCGGGGATGGCGAAGTAATGCTTGCCGCCGCACTGGCCGAGGGATTCGTAATGGGCGGTCGGCAGCCAATGCACGCCATTGGCCGGAATGTAGGCGTAAACCTTCATGGCGATGTTCTCCGATCAGAATTTCAGCGGCTGCGGGCAGGTGGTGCCGGTGTTCATCCAGTCGCCGAGCGCGTAGTTGCTGGACGGTCCCCAGGCGAAGACGGTGCCGTCCATGGCCAGGGCGTAGGCGTCCTGCTCGGCATTGGCGGTGCCGTCGTGATAGCCCGAGCAGCCGATGCGGCGGATGCGACCGTGGTATTTCGGCGGGAAGCCCACATACCGGAAAACGGTGGTGGGATTGGCGGCGTTGGGCGCACCGATGAACGAACCGCCCCAACCGGCGGCCATGGGATAGCCGTTGCGCCGCGCGATGCGGTCGGCGGCCGAGGCGTGCCGCAGCAGCAGAATGCTGTTGTAGTGGTACTGGGTGGCCTGACTGATGCCGGTGGTCGGCGACACCACCTGAGAGACATGCTCGACGCCCGGCACCAGGACGGGGGCCTGTCGGCTGTTGGTGTCGCCGAGGCCGAGTTGGCCATTGACGTTGCTGCCCCATGCCCAGAACTGGCCGTTCTTGGTGAGCGCGAAGCCGCCCGCGCCGTAACGGGCGCCATAGGCCCAGATGTCGATCACCTTGGTCGGGTCGGTGAGCCCGAGATTGCCGACCAGCACCGGCGTGCTGCGGTTGGTGGCGGAATTGTCGCCAAGCTGGCCGCTCTCATTGAAGCCCATGGCGTAGAGCTTGCCGTCGGCCTTAATGTAGAAAGCGAAATTGTGGGAGCCGTAGCCGGTGTTGGCGCACTTCACCACCGGACCCGCATCGATCAGCACGGGAGCCGGCTTGTTGGCTGTGGTGTTGTCGCCCAGATTCCCATAGCCGTTGTAGCCGCAGCCGAACAGCTTGTTGTCGGTGGTGACGAAGTGGGCGAAGCCGTAGGAACCTCCCGCCGCCACGATGCACTGAACATTGCGTTCGAAGGCGGCGATCTTGGTGGGGATGGTGCGGTTGCCGGTGTCGCCGTGCCCGAGCTGACCATAACCGTTATAGCCCCAGGAATAGACGTCGCCGTCCTCCATCAGGGCGTAGAAGGCGGCGCTGCTGTCCGGCCCGGTCATGCAGGTGGACACCACATAGCGGACGGGGCCGGCATCGCCGGGAAAGACGATGCGCTGGAAGAACGACTTGCTCGAGGTGGTGCCGTCACCCTGCTGGCCGTGCCCACCATAGCCGGTGGCGTACAGCTCACCATTCTCCAGCAGGATCATGGTGGTGCCGTAATTGCCGTAGACTTGCTTGACCCCGGCATCGGTCAGATTCTCGGTGACCAGATGTCCTTCGTTGGTGGTGCGGTAAAGCGCCGGCTGGAAATGCGGCCAGTGCGAGCCGTTGGGATCGCCGTTGCGGCCCGAGTTGGAATTGCCCCAGACGGAGAGACCGCCGTCCTGGAACACCGCCGCCAGACCACGATAGATCGACGTCATGCAGGACTGGCTGTCGGCGTCCCAGATACCCAGGTTGGCGTGATCGGGAAAGACCACCGCGTCCGAGATCAGGTTGGCCAGGCGCTGCGTGGCGACCAGCGACACCGCATTGCCCCCCGCGACCAGATTGTCGTCGGCGTCACGGGCGATGAAATCATTGGCGAGATACTTGGCCCGCGAGTTGGTGCGCCCGGGCGGCAACAGCCATTTGGGATCAGTTCCGTCCGAGCCGAGGAATTTGGACGCGGCACCCAGCGGCAGACGGGCATTGCCGGAAGCATTGCGGACGTAGAGATCGCCGCGCACCGCCAGGGGCGACGCGGCGGCGGCGACCGCGGCGGTGACATCGAAGACGTGGTCGACCATGCCGCCGTCGCAGAAGAGCCAGCCCTTCCTGCCGGGAGCGACCGTGATCGGCTCCACCGTCTGGATCGCGGTTTTGATCCGTACCGGGATGGGCAGTTCATTGTCGATGATCGCGGCCCATCCCCGCGACGGGGCCAGCACCACGACCTCGCCCGCCGTGAAGGTCCCCTGATCGGGCCGCAACACAATGACATCGCGACCGACCTGATCCTCTGACAGCACCAGGATGGCGGTGCCGGGGGCCGCCACGGTGACGATCTCGGCAGGCTTGCCGGCTTCGTCGATCAGGCCGAGCAAGGCGTCGGCGCCGACCATGGATTCGACCGCCTTGGCCAGATAGACCAGATCGCGGGCGGAGGCCGCGTCCTCGCCTGCGGCGGCGGCCAGGGTTTGGCCTCGGCCCTTGATCGATTCGATCAGGCCGCGAAGGGATGCAATGGACACGGGATTTATCCTCCGTGATGGGGGGTTACAGGAGATCGAGGCCCAGCAGCGCCATGTCCTCCAGCAACTCGCCGGCATCGGCGGGCTGGCGCCTGGTCACGGGTGAGGGCAGCAGGGCTTCAAGCGGGGAGAACGGCATCCAGGCGGCGCCGTCCCAACGGAACAGACCTTCGGGGCTTTCCACCTTGACCCAGAGATTGAGAGCGCGGGCATCCAGGGGGATCGCATCTCGGCCTGCGACATCAGGTACGGTGACCATGGCGTCGAGCGCCTGGCGCTGGGCGTCGATGTCCGCCAGGGGATCGGCAAAGAATGCGTCGATACGCTCTTGCAGCGTCGGCATGGGCGTCAGCCTTCGATGATGGTGGTGAAGCGCAGGAGATCGTCACGGGCGCCCAGCAGCCTGCGACGTTCGGCATCCAGGGCGGCCCGCGCCACTTGTTCGATGGGGACCGAGAAGCGGGCGACGTGGGCGATTGCGGCGCTGACATGGCTGCTGGTCGCGGTCGCGAGCGCCTGCACGTCGGCCTCGAAGCCGGCAGCACAATCGGCAATCCGGTCCTCGGCTGCTGACGCCGATGCGGTGATCTCGGCCTTGACCGCATCGACGCCGGACTGGGCCTCGACCACCAGAGCATGAAGAGCGACATCCGCCTGGGCGACGATGGCCGAGGCATCGGCGACACGGGCCTGAGCCGCCGCCGCGGCCTGGGCCGCGTCCACGGCATGACCAGCGGCAAGGACCGCCTGCTGATCGGCGATATCGGCGCTGGCACGGGCCGCTTCCTCCGAGCGCCCGGCCTCGTCGGCAAAGGCGGCAAACAGCACCAGGGTGTCGCGGGTGCCGGTCAATTGACGGGCGTCTGCAGCCAGCGCCCGGCGGGCCACCGCTTCGATGGGCAAGGCGAACCGGGCGGCATGGGCACGGGCCTCGACTGCTGCCCCTTCAGCATCGGCAGCCGCCTCGTCGGCGGAAGCGAGATGGGTTTGGACCACGGTCTCGGCCTGGGCGACCATCCCCGTGATGGCGGCTTCGGCGGTATCGGCCACGGCCCGGATGTCGGCTGCGGCCTGATCGACCGCCGCATTGGTCCGCGCCACCGCCGTTTCGGCTTCGGCGGCCTTTTCTCCGGCGATGGCGGCATGGCCGGACGCAGCGCCCTGGGCCGCGCGGGCGGCGCTGACGGCTTCGGCGAGGTCGCCCGCTTCCCGGTGCAGGATTTCCTCGGCATCGGCCACCGCACGGGCGACGGTCTTGACCGGGCCACCCTCGGTGACCACCTCGCTTTCGGCGCCGAGCGCGGGGCCATGCACCACCTTGTGCAGCAGCGTGCTGTCCGCCGTCACCTGAGCGACGGCGGCGGCCAGATCAGTTTGCAGCGTCATGGGCGATCACCAGCGGATGCCGACCGGCAATCCGACATGAAGGATGGTATGGAGCGCGGAGATATCCGCGAACAGGACCGGCACGTCCTCGGTCAGCAGGATGTCCAGCGCCCCTTCGTCGAGCATGTGGCGCTCGCGGACTTCCAGCACCGAGGTGACGATCCAGGCGCCGCCCCGCTGCGGCACGGCCCGGTAGGGCGTCGTGCCCTGGCCGAGAAAGCGGGCTTCATGGCGGTTCCGGCCGTTCCCGCCCAACAGGTCGATGACGAACCATTCGGCGCCGTCCGCCAGTTTGAGACGGAACCATGCCTCGAAGGTGGCGAAGCCCGTCTGGGACAGGCGCCACCGCACCGGGATGCGGGTGGGGGCCTGGGTGAACCGTCGCCGCTGCCGGGCCGGCCCCGCCTCCATGTCGGTGCGGGTGACGGCGGCTTCCGGCTCCAGGGCATAGCCGTCGTAGGTCGGCAACGGCAGCCGGTCGGGCCAGGAAACGAGGGTGGTCATCGATAGCTTCCCGCCACCGGATTGAGGCCGTAACGCTGCTCCAGCATCGGGGCCATGCCCTCGCCACGGGCGATGCGGCGGTTCATCCGACCTTCGATCTCCTCGACGAAGATGTCGATCTGGATGCTGCCGTCGGCCCCTTGCGACCACTGGGCCTTGGCCTCGGTGTTGCCGGCATTGTTGTGGACGGTGATCTGCACGTTGGCCGCTGCCGTCGGTCTGGACAGGGCCGCTCCCAGCAGGCGGTCGGCGTTATCCATCTGCCGGGGCGTGAACACTCCTTCACCCACCTTGGCGATGATGGGCCGCTCACCCGCCACCAGACCGCCACCATGATACTTGGGCGCTCCAGCGAACACCGAGGCGCTGTATGTGCGGGTCTGCAACCGGTCGAGGCCGATCAGGCCGCCAGAATGGGCGATGGCGAAATTACCGGTGCTGGGCACCGGCACCGAGCCGCCGCCCGAGCCGGTGCCGGCGGTGGCCCCACCGGAGAAGAAGCTGCCGACACTGGCGATCATGCCGCCGAACAGCCCACCGCTGGCCCCGCCGAACAAGGGCGCCACCACCGCCATGCGCCAGGCGGCACGGAGCGCCTCTTCGGCTAGGCTGTTGAATAGATCCTGCCCGGCCAACTTTCCGGTCGTGGCCCATTTGACAAAGGCATCCTCGCTGGCCCGCAGCGCCCCGGACATGGCGCGTTCAGCAGAGGCAGCGGCATTGCTGGCCTCATCCACATAGGCCCGCACGGCGCGGATGGCGCCGTCCTGCCAGTCGCGGCTGGCGGAAAGTTTGTCCTGCTCCAGTTCTTTGTAGCGGCGGGCGTAGGCTTCCTCCGACAAGGCGCCGCTGGCCCGCTGTTCGTTCAGCTTGGCCAGTTCATCCTTGAACCGAAGCGTGGCGTCATAGGCCAGATTGGTCTGCTGGGCCTCGTCCTTGACCGCCTCGGCATACTGACGTGACCGCGCCGTCCGATACTCGCCCACCTGGGGATCGTCCTCGGCCAGCTTGTGGCTGCGGGCGAACTTGGCCACGTCGCCGTCGATGGTGACGTCGCGGGCACGATTGCGGTCGCCACTGCGCACCGCCTCGGCCAGACGCATTTGGGCATCGATCTCCCGTTCCAGATCGGCGATGGCACGAGCCGCTTCGCTGTTGGCGCGGGACTTCTGCACCTGGGCGTAGGACTGAGCCAGTTCGCCATTGGCGTCGGTCTGCCCCTTGGCCGCCTGCTCGGCCAGCCAGTTGGTCCGTTCCGCCAGAATGATGTCGGCCACCGAGCCCTTAGCGGCCTCGGCCAGCCGGTCGTTGGCGGCGGTTTCCTGCTCCAGCGACCGGATCAGGCCGTTCTTCTGCTCCAGCAGCTTGGCGTCGTCGATCCGGCGAAGCGCCTGGTCATAGGCGGCGACGGCAATGCCGCCGTTCTTGAAGGCGAACTCCAGCACCTTGGCGGCGCGGGCCGCATCGATCTGGGCGCGGCCGCCCTCGCGGGCCGCCAGGGCAAGGCGCTCCTGGCCACGGGCCTGGATGTCCATGCCCAGCACCTCGGCCTGAGCCTGGGCGGACATTTCGCCCGATCCCTTGGCCTGGGCCTCGCGGGCCAGCATGTCGCGGATTTCCTGCTCCTTGGCCGGGGTGCGATAGACACCACCTTGCTGAAACAGCTCCTTCTCAAGCTGGCGAAAGCCCTTGGCCGCATCGTACTGGGCCTTGGTGCGGGTGAACTCGGCGTTGCCGGCGGCGCGCGCCGCGTTGAGTTTTTCCTGCCATTCCACCTCGAATTTCAGGTCGGCCAGCTTCTCCACATAGGTGGGCTCGCGCTGTTCGGCGCGGATCTGGTCGCGCTGCATCTTGGCATGGGCTTCCATGCCCGCCCGCTTGCGGGTGATCTCGTCGAGATCCTCGGAAATGACCTGGCGCTCGGCCAGCAGACGACGCAGTTCCTCGTTTTCCTGCTGGACCGCCTGCACCACCACCGAATGGGTACCGGCGGGCAACGGCTTGTCGAGTGCCTGCTCGCCACCAAGAGCCGCGATGCGCTTGTCCAAAGCGGCCAGGCGGACTTTCAGGGAATTGTCCCCCGGCGTCAGCGATTCCAGCGCGGCCGATCCGGCATTGGCGCCACCCGACAGGATGCCCCGCAGCCACGGGGCATTGGTGAATCCTTGCCAGGCGTTAGCCATGCGGGTGAAAGCCCGCTCGGCGGTGTCGGCACTCTCCATGGCCGCGGCATCAAAGCCCTTCAGCGCCTTGATCAGGGTGTCGCGGAAGAAATCCGCCGTGACCTTGCCCTGGGTCACCATCTGGCGGAACCCGCCCGAGGGCAGCGCGGCGGCCCGGTCGAGCGCCTGCAGCAGCCCCGGCATCGGCTCGACGATCTGGTTCAGCTCCTCGGCGCGCAGGGTGCCCGAGGATAGCCCCTGGGCCAGACCGAACAGAGATTGCTCCAACTGCTCGGACGAGGCCCCCAGGGCGATGGCAGTGGACTGGAAGCCCTCCAGCAACGCCCGGCTTTCGCCGGTGGTGATGATCCCGGCCTTCTGCAGCGCCGCCAGCCGGGAATAAGCGCCGATCACCGTTTCCAGAGCGGTGCCGGTCTTCTGGGCCTGGGCATAGAGATAAGAGGTGGTTTCGGTCAGGGCTGCGGCGCCCACCAGCCCTTTGAGGCGAGCCTCCAGACTTTCCACCTTGATGGTGGACTCGACCATGGCCTTGCCGAACAGGCCGATGGCCGCGCCCGCCGCCAGCCCCGCCGGTCCCAGCGCCATCATCACCGAACCGATGGGGCCGAGGCGCGAAGCAAAGGCCGCCATGCCGCCCTGGATGTCCTGGCTGGCGGCGTTGATGGCCAGCAGCGACTTCGAGGCCGGCTGCGCCGCCCCTTCGATCCGGGCCAGCGCCTTCTGGCCATCTTCGCCCAACTTCAGCAGGGCGCGGCGGACGGTTTCGCCGTCCTGCAGGGACAGCCGGATGGAGACGGATTTGGTGGCCATCGGTCAGGTCTCGGTTTGAACCTTGGCGGAACCTGCCACCATGCCCCGCTCGGCGAAAGGCAGCAGCCGCGCCAGTAAAGGCTGGTCGTAGCCCAGCGCCTCGGCCTGGATCAGCAGAGCCGGAAGGTCGAGGCCGATGATGCCGCCGCGCGGGCCGATGCGAATGGCGCCGATGGCCCCGGCCAGGAGTTCCCAGGCTTGCCAGCCGGATTCAGTCAGGGGGGCGTTGTGGTCGTAGGGGCAGTCGCAGTTTCCGCCGCAGCCTCGGCAGTAGTCAGGCCCGCCGCCGAAGTGCCATTCGGCGCGGGCCTGGAGACGTTTCCCTCGGCGATGACCGCTTCATGGGTTTCGGTGTATTGGACGACGAAGGACTCGGCCATGCGGGGAAGCTGCATCAGCTCGGCGATGGCGGTGTCGGTGACCTCCGCCGGTTGATCACCGACATCCAGCACGCCCTCCCATTTGGTGATGGCGGAACGAGCTAGACCCTGGGCGAACAGCATCTGCGACAGCCCGGCCAGGGCGTCCTCGTCGGACAGGTCCGGCAGGCCGGTGATGTCGGCCCCGGCCGCCTTCAGATCGGCATGCTCGGCGGCGATGGCGCGGGCCATGCGCCAGCCCCGCGCCCGGGCAGCCTCGTATACCGCCGTGGTCAGGGGACGGACGAACACCCGCACGCCATGGGGCAGATCGATCCAATAGGGTTCCTTGGGGATGGTCAGGCGGATCATAGCCCGTACCCCGCCACGTCGTTGACCAGGGTTATGCGGAGCAGGTACCCGGCCGCCGGATCGCGGGCGGCCCGCCAGTCGTAACTAGCCTGGATGCCGCCGGGGCCTTTGATCTCCTGCTTCTTCTTGGGCAGGAAGACGCGCGGCAGATGGAAGGTCAGGGCAAAGTCCGAACCCGGGATGGTGAAGCCGTATTCCATCTCCACCGGGCTTTCGGCGGCGATGGCGGCGGTCAGCGTGGTGTCGGTGCCGAAGCGGATGTCCACCGAGCCTTCGGCGGTGGCCTCGGTCTCGTCCACGCCGTCGATCAGGCCGTCGGCGCGGATGGTCTCGACCCGCTCCAGGTTATTGGAAAAGGACAGCTTGCCGCCGACAACGTTGGCGAGTTGGCTGCCGCCGACACGGATGGTACCGCTGCCCTGGCTGAACCGCTTGAGCGCAAAGCTGGCCGGACTGGTATCGATGGTACTGGTGGTTTCGGTCTCACCTTGGGCGATGACGCCGATACTGGCGTTGGCCGCGCCTGAGCGGGCCATGTCGAAGGCCAGCTTGTCGAGCTTGGCCCCGCCATGGCGGAAGAACTTCGGTGTCGCCAGCTTGGCGTGGCCGATCTCCAGCGCCAGGCTCAGCAGCGTGCCGCCCGAGGTGAACACATGGGTGAAGGCAGTGTCGGCATCACCGCTGGTGGTGGGCGCGCCAAACAGGCCCTTCAGCCAGAACCCCAGCGCCCGCACATCAAGCGGCACGCCGACATCGCCCTCATCCTTGACCGCTTCGTAATAGGGATCCTGGGCATCGCGGCCCTGGCCCAGCAGCGGGTCGTAACCCAGCGGACGCTCGGCCCCCAACGCGCATTCCTTGAACGAAAGCCGGGTGTAGCCGTCGGCCGGAAGCACGCCGTAGCTCGCCTCGAAGGCAGCCAGCAGCACGCAATCGGCGCCGTAAGCGCGCGTCTTGCCCATGATCGGAGTCCTTGATGGGATCAGCCCAGCGGATCTGGGCTGGCGTAATGGATGGTGACGGGCACCGTGGCACCGCGCAGGGCGGCGGCGCCGTCGATGGCGAGGCCGGAAGTCTTGGGGGCGCCCCAGTCCAGCCATTCCGCCAAACCGCCGAGGGAGCGGTCGGTGGACAAGGCCGCGCCCACCGCCATCAGCAAGGTGTCGAGGGCGGCACTGTCGTCAGCCTGGCCGCGCTGGAGGATGACCTCGATCTCGGTCTGGTGTTCCCAGAGATAGGTGACGGGCGACAGCACCACCTCCGGGTCGCCGGGATCGCCGTCGCGTAGGATGATCAGTCCACCCGCCGGGACCGTTTCGGGCAGCGGCGCTTCCCGTTTCACCGTGGCGCCGGGCACCGTTTCCAGCCGCGCCAGCAGGGCGGCGAGGATCTGTTCGCGGACGCTGGCCATGCTTTCCCGACCTCGAATACCTGCTCATGCGGCGAATGGCCCAACATTCTCCGCATCCTGCGCGGGGAATTGCGTTGCTGCCTGCGGCGAATGACGTCATATTCTCCGTAACTTCTGCGGAGAAATGCCGTGTACATCTGGAGAGAAGACGACTGGCCCCAATTCCGCTGGGATGCCCAAGCGTTGCTGATGCCCCTGGCGGACGCCCGCCACAAGCAGGGGCGCCTGCTTGGCCAGATGCAGCGGCTTGGCTTCGATCTTCAGTGCGAGGCGGAACTCCGGGCCACCACCGAAGACGTGATCAAGACCTCGGAGATCGAGGGCGAACGGCTGGATATGGCCAGCGTCCGCTCCTCGGTGGCCCGGCGTTTAGGGCTGCCAGACGGCGGCCTGCTGCCCCCGGACCGCAAAATCGACGGCATCGTCGAAATGATGCTCGATGCCCTGCGCAACCATGCTTCGCCCCTGGCACAGCAACGCCTCTTCGGCTGGCATGCCGCGCTCTTCCCAACAGGGTGGTCCGGGCTGCACAAGATCACCATTGGTGACTGGCGCACCGACAGTGCCGGTCCGATGCAGGTGGTGTCCGGCCCGATTGAACGCCCCAAGGTCCATTATGAAGCCCCACCGGCCAATCGGGTCGGGAGCGAAATCGAGCAATTTCTGGCATGGTTCAATCAAACCCCGCCAATGGACGGCCTGCTGCGCAGCGCCATCGCCCATCTGTGGTTCGTGACTATCCACCCGTTCGACGACGGCAATGGCCGCGTTGCCCGCACCATCGCCGATCTCGCCCTCGCCCAGATGGAGGGCACTGGCCAGCGCTTCTACAGCATGTCGGCGCAGATCCAGCGGGAACGCGGTCATTACTACGAAATCCTGGAGCGGACCCAGCGCGGCAGCCTCGACATCACCGCGTGGCTGTCCTGGTTCGTCCAATGCTATGGCCGCGCGATCGATGCTGCCGAAGTGGCGGCCCAGGGCGTGCTGGGCAAAGCCGAGTTCTGGCGGCGCTTCACCTCCGAACCGATGTCGGCCCGGCAGAAGGCCGTCCTCAATCGCTTCATGGATGGATTCGAGGGCAATCTTTCCGCCAAGAAGTGGGCCGCCATCGGCAAATGCTCGATCGACACCGCCCAACGCGACATCAATGACCTGCTGGAACGGGGCATTCTGGTCCGCAATCCGGGCGGCAGCAAACGCACCAGCTATAGCGTGGCCGGGATGCCGCCCTAATTCCGCCAATTCCTGACGATCAGTTCAGGCAGCGCCGAAGCCCACCGCTCGGCGGCAGCATCCACGTCCAGGCGCTTTTTCAGGTTCACCTGCGGCACCAGGATGAACATCACCACCGTGGCCAGCCCGCGTCCGGTGCGGAGCGCCGAGGCGCTGCCGTGGGCAAAGCCGCCCCGTTTCCCGTTCCGTGCCCGCATGTCCTCGGCCACCAGCAACGAGGGTGCGCCGCGGCGGTAGATGAAGCGCAGTCGGGCACCATGCATTTGCTCCCACAGGCCGGGCGTCATGCGCTTGCCTCGGGCGCCGGTCCCGGCGGCGGGTGTGGGGATCGCCAGCCAGAAGCCGTGTTTGGATTTGATCACCGCACCGGTGTCGAAGGCACGGATGATGGTGGGAGCCTTGGTGAAGACGAAGCCGGCCGCCTTGATGCTTTTCCGGCCCTTGGGATAAAGCTCGGCCCGCCAGGTATTGGCGAGGCGCTGGCCCATTCCAGCCTCGGTGACCTGGCGGCGAAGATCGGCCTTCAATCCGTCGGCGGCTTGGCGCATGGCGGCGGTGACCGCGTCTTCGGCGGCCTTGACCTCGTCGGCCATGATTTTGCGCAGATCGCCATTTACCGCGAGGTCTAGGCGCAACTGGCAGCTCCAGTGGCGGTTTCGGCTCAATGAGAAAGGAACCGGTTCGCATTCACAAAATCATTAGAGACGGCCGCCCCTAATGACGCGGACGTTGCGACCTCAACCCGGTGATCTTAGGCTGTCCCGGAATTGGCGATAGCACATGCAGAGAAAGGGGCAGCCGATCAGCAGACCCCTTTAACTGCCCCTGACGAGGCACTCCCTAATGACGCTTCCGGAATGTATATCCGAAGAATCGGCCGATGCGCCCCCCGAAAATGGTCATTCCCGGCAGTCATCTTATCGGGAGAAAATTGTCGAGCACACATTCATTGGTCACGTGCTTCGTCGGCTGTGGGCGATGGGAATCCATAGTGCCGAGGTGATGAAGCCTGAGGTGGATGGAGGCGGGTACGATCTTGCTATCAAAGCGAAGGGGATAACTCGCCACATCCAGCTGAAATCGTTGACGAAGGGGGCAAAGACCAATCGTTGGAGCGTTTCTCTGGACTTGGCCGATTGCCAAAGCGGGTGTGTCGTCGTGATCATTCTTGACCCCCAGACCCTCGACATCGGGCCATTCTTGTGGTTTGGCGGTGCAGGTGGCTGCTCACTGCCCCCAATCAATCATTTGCCCGTCACCAAGCATTCAAAGGCCAATGCGGCTGGCGAGAAGCTTGAGCGGGAGAGGCATCGCACGGTTGACCGCAAGCTGTTCACCGAGGTGCCTGATGTTGATGGGCTGGTTGACTTGCTGTTTTCCGAACCCGGTGACCTTCTGCACCCAGCCTCCATAAACCACGGCCTATGGCGGGAACTGACCAAGCGTGAACACCCATTCGTCGAGATATCATGGAATTCGCCGAAAGCATGCTTATCCGCCTTCTGCACACCTGGAGTTCTGTCTGCTGAGATTAATGGGCAGCGGACGAGTTACATGGACTTGATCATCGACATCGCCCATCAGGTAGGATCAAAAATAAACCACATGAGTGCCCCCATTGGGGTCCCGCTAGCTTTCGATATTGTTCCAATCACCGACCCGGTCAAAGCGCTCGAATTTATTTCCCTCTGCCAGGTTAATGGTATCGTCGTGCTGCCGCTTACCACGCATGTTGCAACGGACTTTCCATAAATTCATGACACTGGCCTCGTGTCCAATGTCCAGACTAGGCGCTCGGTGTCACGGATTGGCCCCCCCTGAACGACGAAGGTCTCGCCGTCCAAGGTGATGGTGTCGCCTTCAACTGGGATCGCCACCTCCGAGACGCGCAGATCGAACCGGGCGGTCGCCGACACCACGTTGATGTCGCTGAACTCCGAGACTTGGTCGTTCCGCGTGGCGATCACACGCACCGGCACCCCGTCGCCGACCCCGCCTGGACGGTAAGTAACCGTGCGGGCGAGGTGGGGATCGGCGAACAGGTCGTCGAGAGCATCGGCGAAGGCCGACATGATCAGTTGCCCGAGAACAGGCGCACCGCCAGACGCGGGCGCTTGTTGACCGGCAGGATGGACGCCTCGGTCTTGACGTCGATGGCGCTGCCGTCCTGGCGGGCAAGCTGGCGGGCATACATGGGCACGCCCAGCGTGTTGACCGTCTCGATCAAGTTGGCGGGGGCACCATAGGTGACGAAGGTGTCCATGGTGCCCAGCGGGAAGGCGATGCCTTCCCCAGCCGGGATCAGGGTTTCGGTCTGGCCGGTGGAAAGGGTGACGGTGGCGCTGTATTCCTCGAACACCATGCCGGCGAAGGGGAAACGGCGGCGCACGTCTTCCCTGAGCGGCTGGGCGCCGGTCGAGGAATAATACTGGTAAGCCTGCTCGACCTTGGCATGGCCGATCAGCTTGTCGAAGAATTCCGGGCTGACCAGGGCCAGCACGCTGGTCATGGTCTCGCCCTTCAGTTCGGTCTCCACCTTGCGCAACACGTCGCGGATCTTGGCCTGGACGTTGGTGGTGGCGGTGCCGAGGGTGAAATCCACCTGCTGGCGGGCGAGGCCGAATTCGCTGAAATAATCGTAGAGGGTGGACCCGCCGCCGTCGCGGACGATGCCCTTCAGCGCGTTGACCTCCATGAACTCGCGGGTCTGGGCGTGCTTGCTCCGCATGCGGGTCAGCTTGCGCTCCATGACGGTGGCCAGGGGATCGGCGGCATCGGCGACGCCGAATCCGCGCACGCCCTGGACGTCCTGGGGAGTGATGGAATCATCATGGGGAATCCACGGCACCGTGAACGAGCGCATGGAGCGGGCATTGCGGTTGGCGACGGTGGCCGGGCCGCCCAGCGGCACGGTGGGCAGCAGGTTGAGGACGCCCTCGGCCTGCTCGATGATGACGCTGCGCTGGGTCACGCCCTCGAAACGGAACAGCCCCATCTGGCCCAGCCGGGTATAGAGGTTGGGCAGCAGGTTGATGGCCTGGGTCATTTCGGCGAGCGAATAGCCGCCCGCGTCGAAGGGATTGATGATCGCGTTCATGCAAAAGGCTCCGATCAGACGGTGGCGCGGGCGACAAGGCCCAGTGCGGCAAGCTGGCTCCGCTTGGCGGCGATCTCGGCGGGCAGGTCGACCGAGGCGTCAAACACCAGGGCGGCATCGGCCAGGATGACCGGGCCACGGGCGGCAATGAGGCCGGTGACGGCGGCATCGGTGGCATCCACCGCTTCCAGCAGGACGGCGACGGCCACCTCGGCGCCTTCGTCACCGACCACCTCGGCGGCGGGGGACAGGCGGAATTCGCCGCTGGCGGTGATGCGGCCCAGCACCGAACCCAGGGGATAGGATGTGCCCGCCTTCAGGGGGACGGTCTCGCGGGTGTAGCTGGCGTTCAGTTCGAACTTCAGCAGATCGCCCAGGGTGGGCGAGGCAACGAGGACGGGCATGGTCAACCTCCGCGACGGCTGGCGGCTTCACGGGCACGCCGGACAATGGGGCTTTCGGTTTCGGCCTTGGGCGTGGCCCCAGCCGGGGCGGCGGCCACCACGTCGGCGGCCTCGGAACGGGAGGCCAACTGATCCAGCACCGTGCGGCGCAGCGCCTCGGGCCGGATGCCCTTGGCCAGGGCGTCGGCGGCATCGATGGTGACGCCCAGACGGGTGGCCTGGGCTGCGATGGCGCTGATCTCGGAATATTCGGCGCGCAGGCGCTGCTCGATCTCGGCGGTCGCTTCGACGGCGGACTGCACAGCCGCCAGAACGGGGACATCCCCCGTTTGCTCGGACATGGTGGTCTCCTTGAATTTGGACAGAACGGGGGAACGGACGGAGGGACGCGCCAGGGTGGCGCCGAGATCGGTGAGGGCGACGCGGAGCGTGCCGACCTTGTCGGCCAGCCCTGCGGCGACCGCCTGGTCACCGCGATAGACCGCAGCCTCGGTGGCCCGAACGGCGTCGGGCGATAGCCGCCGCCGCTCGGCCACCAGGGCGGTGAATTTTCCGTACAGTGCATCGACATCGGCCTGCAGCGTGCCGCGGGCAGAGGCCGACAGCGGCTGATGGGGATTGCCATCCACCTTCGCCGCCCCGGCATGGATGAAGCTCCAGGCCCGCCCGGCCTGGGCGTCGGCGGCAGATTCATCCACATGGATGGCGACCACGCCGACCGAGCCGATTTCACCGGTCTGGGTGACGTAGAGGCGGTCGGCGGTGCAGGCGATGGCATAGGCCGCCGACAGGGCGGCTTCGTCAGCCACCGCCCAGATCGGCTTGCCGCACTGCGCCCGGATGGCCTGAATGTGGTCGACCAGATCGAACAGGCCGCCCACCTCGCCGCCGGAAGAATCCACATCCAGCAGGATGGCGCGGATTCCGGGATCGGTGGCCGCCGCCTCGATGGATTCGGCGATGTCGGAATAGGCGGTGAGGCCGCTGGCGGTACCCAGATAGCCGGAGCGGGCCACCAAGGTGCCGATCACCGGCACGATGGCGATGCCGTCGGGCGTGACCTCCACATCGGTGGACGGAGCCCCATCGCCGTCGAAAGAGATGGACTGCCCAGCCAAGCGGGGGCCGAGGGCGCTCAGGATCACGTCCAGCTTGGCGCGGGCAACCAGCAGCGGCGTCCCGTACAGCCGGGCCGCAAGATGGGGCAGATCGTGCATGTCGGTCCTTACTGTGTCGGTGCGGGGGGCATCGGCGGGGTGCCGAGAACCAGCCCCAGCCGCAGCTCACGGGCCTTATCGGCGGCGATTTCGGCGTCCACCTGTTCCGCGTCGAAGCCGCGCTCTGCCAGAGCCTGGGTGCGGCTCTTGAGACCCGCCTCGATCTGCTCGATCTCGGCGCGGGCATCCTTCAGCGGATCGACCCAGTCCCATTTCGGCGGCAGCCAGGAACAGGCGATGAAGCTGGCCCGGTTGGGCTCATAGCCCTTGATGGTCAGGGCGCCTGCCATCACGGCGGTGTCCATCCAGCGTTGCCAGACGGCCCGGCAAAGCTGGTAGACCATGACGGCGTGCTGCCAGGCGTCGATGCGGCGGCGGAACTCCAGCAGGGCGAGGCGCGAGTTGGAGTAATTGGCCTTCAGCATGTCGTTGGACAGGTAGGCGTAGGGAACCCCCAGGGCGGCGGCGATCTGCAGCAGGGTGCGGTACTGGAACGCCTCGTAGGAGCCGCCCACATCGGCGGGGGCTGATGTCTGGATTTCCTCGCCCGGTTCCAGCATCACCACCTGTCCGGGCTGGACGTCCATCACCCGGTCGCCGGAACTGCCGTCCTCGGTGATGTCGAATGGCTCGCCCGGACTCGGCGTGGTGACGAACAGCGCGTACATGGCCGCTACCTTCTTGCGGTCCAGTTCGGCGTCGTCGTACTGGTCGAGCAGGAACAGCTTCACGATGGCGGGGGCGAAGCGCGACACCCCGCGCAATTGCCCGGCATCCACCGGGTCCATGACGTGGATGATCTCGGAGGCCGGCACCCGCACCGTTTCGCCGACCAGGCCGGGATCAGTGCTGTCGCCGGGATGGCGGCGCAGGAAATGATAGGCAACGCGGCGGCCGATGCGGTCGAACTCTATCCCCTGGCGGATGAAATTGCCGCCGGGCAGGGTCTCGTTCCGGGTCAGCGGCAGCATTTCCGATGGCAGCATCTGCAATTGCAGCGGCACCGACAGGCCATCCTCGGGTCGGCGCGGGCGGAAGCGGAAGAACACCTCTCCGGTGATGAATACTTCGCGGGCGGCCCGGCGCTGCAGGCCGTAGAAATCGGTAAGGCCCTCGGCGTCGGACTCGTCGGTCCAGGCCAGCCACAACTTCTGCACGGCGGCCTTGAGCGTCGCATCGGCAATCAACGACGACGGCTTGATGCCGGCGCCAACCACGTTGCCCGCCCAACTTTCGATGGCATTGGCGGCATAGCCATTGTTGCGGACCAGATGCCGGGCACGGGCGGTGATGTCCGGCCCGGCGGCGGCGATCAGGGTGTTGAGGTGGGCGCGGCTGGGCTGGAAGCCCTTCAGGCGGCGGTTTCCCAGACCCGCCTCGAAGCCGCCGATAAAGGCGCCCACCTTGCGGCGCAGGGCCGACAACATGGTCACAGCCCCTTGCTGGCCACGGTCAGGATGCGGCGGCGGCGCCCCTTTCCCTCGGCCAGGGCGATACGGCGGTCGAGATCGGCCAGCACCTGATTGGCCTGGGTCAGGTCGTACTGGACGGTGCGGTCGCCCACGGTGACGCGGGCGACCAGCGAGTTCCGTCGCGCCATCACGCGCTCGCGCTCGGCTTTCATCTCGTCGAGGGTCATCGGGATCAGCCCATATAGCTGGAATGAAAAACCCGCCGGGAACGGCGGGTTGGGGAGCGGCGGATTTGGCCCGCCTGGGCTTCTTCAGTTTGAACCGTCTCGGACGGGCCAATCTGTGCCTCCAGATCCCGCCACTTGGCTTCGGGCCAACGATCTGCGCCGACGATCCAGGCGGCAGCGCGGGCATAGACCCGGCAATCCAGCGCCTCGTTGCGCTCGCGCAGCTTCTGCCATTCCAGTTTCGAGAAGCCGCGGCGGTTCTTCACCGTCACCAACTGCTCGGCCACGAATTGCTTGCACCACTCCGAGTCCGCCCACGATGGCAGATGCACCGTTCCGGCCGGGAAACGGACACCATCGGCCAGTTCCTCGTCAGTGGGGCGATCGAGCCGCAGGAAGCGGTAGGTTTCGGTCTTGAAGGTGGACACCGCCACCGTCCACAGCCGGGCACCACGGCGGATCTTCTTGCCGCCTTCGGTGGCATCCACATAGGTCGGCCCCGACACCGGGCTGGAGCGGTTGAAACCCTCCACGCCCTTGATCGGCGAGACCAGGCCGACACCCATCTTGCGGCCCCAGGCGTACACCGCCGAGGCCTCGTAGCCGGTGTCGATGGTCAGACGGGCGATCTTGAGGGCCGCGCCGCTGGCGTGCAGCCAGGTACGACCGAGGATCTCCTCCAGCGCCGTCCAGGTTTCGGCATGTTCCGGCCCACCATCGATAACGATGTGATCAACCAACCAGCTTTCCAGGCCGCGGCCCCAGGCCCAGACGTCGATCTCGACGCGGTCCTTCTGCACGTCGGCCCCAGCGGTCAAAAACAGCCCACCAGCGGGCACAGTGCCGTTGGCCCAGGTTTCGCGGCGGTCATACAGGCGCTGCCAGTCTGGCGCTTCACCGGTTTCCACCCAGGTTTCGCCCAGCACGGTGTTCTTGAACACCCGCAGGGCATCGTCATTCCCCTGGGCCAATTCCCACAGCCGGGCGATATCCCGCCACGACTGCCAGCCCGGCGGCGAATACAGCGCCGAGATGTGGAAACCCACCAGGGTAGGATCAGTCGAGGTGGCGGTGGCCCGCCACTCTCCGACGGCCAGCATGGTGGACTTGTGGTGTTCGGCGATCTCCTGGTCGCAGGCTTCGCAGACGTAACGGACGCTGCCAGGCAGGCCCTTATCCCAGCGCAGCCGGTCGAATTTCAGCCATTGCATGGCCCCGCAATGGGGGCACGGCACGAAGAACCGGCGCTGATCGCTGGCCTCGAATTCCCGCTCGATGCGGGACATGCCGCGGATCGTCGGCGTCGAGGCCAGGAACACCTTCCGTCGGTGGGCGAAGGTGAGCGACCGCGCCTCGGCCAGCGCCACCGGGTCGCCCTCCTCGTCGGCCGAGGCCGGATAGGCGTCGACCTCATCGAGGAATAGGTAACGGGCGGGCATGGAGCGCAGGCCCACCGCGCTGTTGGCGCCGGTCAGCACCAGGGTGCCGCCGGGGAAGTCCTTCGACAGCATGGTGTTGCCGGCGTCCCGCGACCGGGCGGGCTTCACCCGCTCGCGGATGGCAGGGCTTTCGTCGATCAGCGGGTCGATGCGCTGGCGCGAGGCGCGCTTGGCCATCTCCACCGTCGGCTGGACGCACAGCATCGGCCCCGGCGCATGGTGGATGACGAAGCCGATGAAACAACAGCCCGCCTCGGTGGCGCCTACCTGCGCGGCTTTCATGAACACCACCCGTTGCACCGGGCTGGTGGGCGACAGCGCATCCATGATGTCGCGCATATAGGGCGTGCGGGCGGTGCGATACCGGCCCGGTTCCGCCGAGGCCCGGCTGGACAGCATGCGGTGGAGATCGGCCCATTCCGACACGGTCAGCAGCGGGTCGGGCCGCATTCCGTCGCACCAAGCCGCCAGGATCTGTTCCGCGCCGTCGAAGTCAGCGGAACTCCGGCTTGATGTCGGCAAGCTCATTCAGATGCGCCCGGACGTGGGTTTCCAACAGAACCTGCATGGTGTGCGGGTCGATCCCGGCTTCCGCCGCCATCTGTCCGGCCACGCGGGCGGGCCAGGTCACCCAGGCGTCACGCTCCTGCCGGGCCAGCTTGAACACCAGGGCCAGCGCATTGGCGCGGTCGATCACCTCGTCCTTGAGGCGCTGCACCTGGATGCGGGCACGCTGGGCCTTGGCCACCTCGTGCATGGTGCGGGCTTGGGCGAAATTTGCCCCGGTGGCTTTGCCGCCATCGAACGAACTGCCGCCCCCAGCGGCGGCGGGGACCGGAGCGGCCATTGCGGCCTCACGCGGGGGTGCTGCCGTGGCGATAATCGGGGACGCTTTGCCTGCGGGGCGCTTGGCCGGGTCGGTCTGCGCATCCCAGGCCGCGTCGGCCTTGACCGGGTCGATGGTGCCGTCGAGTTCCTGCGGAATCCGTCCCGCCAGCACCGCCTTGCGCACGGCGGTATGGCTGACGCCACGCCTGCGCGCGTATTCGCGGACGGATAATCCCATGATCGATTTCCGCTGAAATAAGCAATGAAATTAGATGCTTAATCGGTTGATGTGCCGGGCCGACAGAGCGATTGATGTCCCCACGAACAGCGGAGGGCACCATGAAAAAGCGCAGAGACAACACCACGGCCATCGACGCCTTTCTCGCCAAGAAAACCGAATTCGACGCCATGCTGGCCCGGCTGCAGACTTTGAGCGCCGACCACTTCAACTGGGCGCCCGATGAGATCAACTGGGGCCACGCCGGGACCATGGCCCACTACGCCGAGATGCTGAAGCGCATCACCGACGGCGCCTTCCAGGAGGGCGAATTCGCCGAGTAAGCAACAGGTTTCCCCTCTCGCCCCGACCAGCTTCAAGCCGGCGGGGCTCGGGGTGGTACAGGCGGCGGGACCGGCCCGCGCCATTTTTGGAGAACCACCCCATGACCCAGCTTTCCGACACCCAGGCCGTCATCCTGTCCGCCGCCTGCGCCCGCGAGGGCGGTTTCCTGCTACCCGTCACCGCGTCTTTGAAGGGCGGCGCGGTCAACATGGTGCTGACCAGCCTGATCAAGAAAGAACTGGCCGAGGAAATCGCCGCGGAACCCGGTGCCCCGATCTGGCGCGAGGACGAGGACGGCAACCCGCTCACCCTGCGGGCCACCCGAGCCGCATACGAGGCGCTGGGCATGGTTGCCGACACGGGCGCGGACACGGCTCCGGAAGTAGAACCGGCGGCGGACATGGCCGACCTGCCGGAAACCGCCCCCACGGAGGCCGACGCCGCGACCGAGGGGCAAGTCGTCCGCAGGAGCCGCGAGGGCAGCAAGCAGGAAGCTCTGGTCGCCATGCTGAAGCGACCCGAAGGAGCCAGCATCGAAGAGATCTCCGCCGCTTTCGGCTGGCAGGCGCATACGGTGCGCGGCGCCATCGCCGGGGCGTTGAAGAAAAAGCTGGGCCTGGAGGTCACCAGCGAGAAAGTCGAGGGACGCGGTCGGGTCTACCGGATCACCGGCTGATCGGTTTCGACCGGCAGGTTTGGCTCGACGGGCCAGACCTGCCGGCCAATGGAGCGGAATGTGGTGATCGCCAACGCGCCGCGTTCATTCCTGGCCTTGCTCCCCGGCTTCAGCAGTGCCGCTTCGATTGCCGGGCGAGCTGCCTCATAGATCGACACAGCCTCGAAAAGCTCGTCCATCAGGACAAGGAGGACAGCATCCCATGGTTTTCGGAGGTCGATGGCACCCAGGCGCTGGCCCGTCAGCTTCTTCGCGCGTGGGATGGAGCGGGATTTGATTTGCAGGCGGCGCCCGGTGGAATCGGTGGCGTCGTAACCGGCCTCTCGGGCGACGGCGAGATCGAGGCCGAGAAGGCGTGCCGCCTCGTACTCTCCAACCTCTCCGGTGATTCCCAGCGGCTTGCCCGTCAGTTGGTAGTATTCGATGGCAATCCGGCGCGCCTGCCTCAGCAGTTCGGTGATGCGTTCGGTGGGAATTTCGTTGGTCATTGCAAATGCCGGAATTTCTGTCGCTGTCCCGTCCATGATAGGCGTTCGAACAGTCGGCGCAGCATGAAACCGCGCAGCAGGGATACCAGCGCGAAGATGCCGCCGATGGCGAGATCGTCGGCCTTGGTGATGTGGATGCCGAACAGCGGGAACACCACCACCTGCGTCGCCACCGCCAGGACATAGCCAATGACCACGTTGGCGGCGGATTCCACGAGCGACATGCGGCGGGACTGCCTCACGGTTTCCGCTCCGCCACCAAATCCTCGAAACTCCGGCCATCGCCCTCCAGGATGGCCTTCTGCCCGGTCAGCTTCTGCCATCGCCCGACGATTACGTCGGCATAGGCTGGGTTCAATTCCATGGCAAAACAGACGCGGCCCGTGGTCTCGGCGGCGATCACCGTGGTGCCGCTGCCCGCGAACGGCTCGTACACCCCGTCGCCCTCGGCGCTGTTGTTGAGGATCGGGCGGCGCATGCATTCCACCGGCTTCTGGGTGCCGTGGACCGTAGCCTCGTCTTCATCACCATTGTTGCCGATGGCCCAGATTGTGGCCTGATCCCGCGCCCCCTGCCAATGGCCAGTGCCGCTCTTGCGCACGGCGTACCAGCAGGGTTCGTGCTGCCAGTGGTAATCGCCGCGGCCCAGGACGAAGCGGTTCTTCGACCAGATGATCTGGGCACGGAGCTTGAAGTCGTTGGCCTCCAGGCTGTCTGCCACCGTTCTGGTGTAGATGGCCGAATGCCAGACATAGGCCACCTCGCCGGGGAACAACGCCCAAGCTTCCCGCCAATCGGCCCGGTCATCGTTGGCCACCTTGCCGGTGCGGGTGGTGGAGGAAACACCTGCCTCGTTCCGCCAGGTGGGATCATACTCCACGCCGTAGGGCGGATCAGTCACCATCAGGTGCGGCTTGGCCCCGGCCAGCAGACGCGCCACGTCGGTGGCACTGGTGCTGTCGCCGCACAGCAGGCGGTGGCGGCCCAAGATCCACAGATCGCCGGGCCGCGTCACCGGATCGGCTGGCGGTTCCGGGATTTCATCTTCATCCCCATCGCCCTGGCCGTCGCCCTCGTCGTCGAGGGGAGCCATCAGGGCGTCCAGTTCCTCGGCGGAGAAGCCGATCAGGTCGAGGTCGTAGCCCTCGGCGTTGAGCGCGTGCAGCTCCGCCGCCAGGGTCTCGTCGTCCCAACCGGCATTCAGGGCCAGCTTATTGTCGGCCAGGATATAGGCGCGGCGCTGGGCCTCGGTCAGATGGTCGAGGATCACCACCGGCACCATGTCCAGCCCCAGGGACTTGGCGGCGGCCAGTCGGCCATGCCCGGCGATGACATTGCCCTTGCTGTCGGCCAGCACCGGATTGGTCCAGCCGAACTCGACCATGCTGGCGGCGATCTGGGCGACCTGTCCGTCCGAATGGGTCCGCGCATTACGGCCATAGGGGATCAGCCGGTCGATGGGCCAAGGCTCGACCGTGTCGGGAAGCGGATGGGTCATGGTCAGTCCGTGCAATCGCAGGGCAGGCAGTCGTCGGATGGGCCGCCCTCGAAATCCCGCTGGCGGCGGACGAAATTGAGCAATTCGCGGTAGCTGGGCCGGTCGGCGCGAAACAGCGCCATTTCCGGCTTGGTCAAGGTGCCCATGGCCGGAGCGTTGCGCTCCTGGTCGATCCACCATTTGGCTCGTTCGGGGAATAGCCGCATGATCCCCTTGATGGTGGCCGCGCCCTTCATGAAACAGAGGTCGCAATTGCCCAGGGGCGTCTTGCCGTTGTTGTCGGGCAGGCCGAGATCAAAGGGCTGGTGCTTCCAGAACGCCGACACATCGCGGCGAGTCACCTTGGCTACGTCGAGCGGCAGCACCGTCTCGAACCGTTCCTTGCCGGCCTCGTTCAGGGCCTTTTGGCGGGCGACCCGGCGGGGTTCGTCATGGCGCAGGCCGACGACGTTGACCCATTCCCCGTAGCCCAGCATGTCGCGCATGAACGCGATGCCGCGCTTGACCTTGAGGTAATGGGTGCAGAGCCGCATGGTCGGGTTGGGCAGGAAGCCCCGCACCTTGATGATCTTCTCGAAGGGCTCGCCATCGCGCGACGCGCTGTTGTAGCCCACCACGTTGGTATCGAACGGCTCGGCAGGATCGAACTCCAGCCAGGTGATGGCGACCTGCCAGCGCACCGAGCATTCATGGACGAAGCGCAGGGTCTGCTCGAATTCCCGACCGGTGTTGAAGAACACCACATGGACGTCGTCGGGCAGTTGGCCGTCATGGGCGTCCAGGATCTGGTGCAGCATGTAGCCGGACGTGCGCCCGCCCGAGAACGACACCAGGGCGGGGCCGTCGATGCGATAAGAATTGCGGGTCATGGCCGTTGTCCTGCCGCCTGGATGCGGCGCCCGATCCAGCGCATCACCGGCACGGCCATGGAGTTGCCCAGCGCCCGGTAGCGCGGGCCATCGGGACAATCTTCGGCGGCCTTCTTGCGCCAGAGGATCTGGGTGTAATCGTCGGAGAAACCCTGGAGGCGCTCGCATTCGCGGGGCGTCAGGCGGCGCACCGACAGGTCGTGCTGGACCGCCAATTGGCCGCCGCCATTGTCGCGGCCCAGGGCCGACATGGCCCGCAGGGTCGGCGTAACGCCGTCGGCCGCGACTGATTGGAATCCGGTGCCGGCCTTACAGTCGAAAGCGACATAGGTCTGCTGTTTGGTTCCCGGCTCCGCCGCCAAGGCGCCAGCAACATCCAAGGTCCGAACTTCGTCCCGCTGATTCTGGGCGAAGGCCACATAGCTGCGGCTAGAGCCGCCGCTGGCCGCACGTAGGCTGGCGAGGTTGTCGGCATCAATCTCAGCCTGCGCCCCACCGTCGCGGCCACGCAGGTTGAACGCCACGGCGTGCTGCTTGCCCGCCTGCAAGGTGAACATGGGGTCGCCGTCACCGCCGATGCCGATTCCGGCACGCACGTCCGTAGTGCTGATTCCCGTGCGGGCACCGGCCTCCTGAATGGGGATCGCCACAGGCACCATCGGCGTGCCTCGTCCGGTCCCATCCTCGGAAGCATCGAAACCTTCGCCCCGTAGGGAATGGGTGACCAGGGTGTCGATGTCGGGCCGGTGAGCGAGGTTCGACTCGGCCCGCAGGGTGTGGGCGATCAGCGTGTCGGTACAGTCGCTGTCCACGCCACGGGACAGGTCGCGTGCCCGCAAGGTGGTGGCGACGAAGGTCTCGCTCTCGAAATCCATTCGCCCACTGGCCGAGGCGCAGGCATTAAGCGCGGTGGCGACGTCGATGGGGCCGGAGGTGTTGTTGCCGCCGAACGCCTCGGCGATCAGTCCGCCGCTGGTGGCGAATGACGTTTCGCCGCTTCGGCCAGCGCGAGCATCAAGCGTGGGGGCAACAGCTTGTTCCGCTTCTCGGCGCGGCGGATGATCCCGGCGCACGCCTTCGCGCTCAAGAAGTACTTGGACGGGATCGGCCCGGTCTCCAGCACCTGCGACAACGAACACACGACGGCGGCGTTGGGCCAGGCCGAAATATTGGGCGTCGAGCACCCGCCACGCGACTGTGCGCGCGGGTCCAACGACAACACCAGCGTCCGACCATTTTCTCCCTGGCGGGACAACCGGACCATCTTCTCCGGCCAGTCCGCCCAGAAGGCATCCGAAGGCATTGTCGCGGGTGGACAGGACTCCGGGGACGTTCTCCCAAACAATCCAAGCTGGGTCGATGGCATCGGCGAGTTCCACGAATTTGAGAGCAAGGTTGCCACGGGAGTCGTCCAGCGACTTGCGTAAGCCCGCCACCGAGAAGGCTTGGCAGGGCGTCCCGCCCACCAGCACGTCGATCTTCCCGCGCCACGCCGAACCGTCGATGGCGGTCATGTCACCGAGATTCGGGATGGTGGGATAGCGGTGCGCCAGCACGGCCGAAGGAAACGGTTCGATCTCGGCGAAGAATGCCGCTCGCCAGCCCAACGGCTCCCACGCCGCCGTCGCCGCCTCGATCCCGCTGCATACCGAGCCGTAGACCAGCGGCATCGGGCCGAGCGCCGGGGCGCCCGGCTCGGGAGAAGCAACCAGCATGGCGGTGGAAACCTGGATCAGGTGGAAACTGGCAACCTGCCGGTGGAAACCGGGTCAGGTTTCCGGCAGTGGTTTCCACCTCGGTTTCCAGTCAGCCGGAAACGCGAAAGGCGCGCTGTCCTTGGGACAAACGCGCCTTTGGGCTGGAAACTGGAAACCGGAGTGGAAACCTTGATTTTCGGGCTGTCGCTAGCGAAGTCCGGCGCTGTTGCCGCCCGCATAGCGCATCGGACAGGGAGGACCCGCGATGTTTCGCGCCGCCTCGCCTTGGCTTGTTCTATCCTTTCGCCAGCGGCGGGCGGCGGATCATTTGATGATCGTGTTCGCCGCCTCTCGCCAGCATGGGTTCATCATGACCCAACGGCCCGGCTTCTGTCCGAGCGAAAAGTGTCCGCCGGACAGTTTGCGCTCCGGTTCTCATCGTAGCGCGGCCTGGATGTCGGTGATGGTCTGCCGCCGCGACTTGTTGCGGGGCACCCGCCGCCCGTTCAGTTGCCAGGCGATGATGCACAGCGCGAATAGCCAATGCTCGTTGGCGGCGGATCGGGCCAGCCCGACCTTCCAGCACACCACCTTCCAGGGTTCGCCATTGGCCCGCAGCCAGACGATGCGGGCGTCGGTGGGATCGAGCAGGCGCAGCCACGGCAGGGCTTCGTCCATGCGGGTGATGGCGGCGGCGGAGGGTGGCGGGCGGCGGAGCGTGACGTCTTCCGCCGACCAGCATTCCTGGATGTACGGCGGCCAGGTGCTGGCATGCCCTTGGACTTTGGCCTCGGGCAGCCTGCGCAGGGTATCGGCGGCTTCGGCCAGTCGCTCTTCCACCAGGGAAGGAGTCCAGCGGAGGTCAGTCATGATGCACCTCCTGGGACGGGCGCTTGCCGTAGAGCTTGGCGCCCAGCTGGCGGATCAGTTCGCGTTCGGGCCAAGTTAGGCGGTCATCGTCTTCGGCGATGACCAGGACACCACGCTCCAGCCAGCCGTCCCGCTTCACCTCTTCGGGATCGCGCCGCTCGCCACCGTATCCGGGCGGATGCCATCTCATCGGACACCTCCCTGGGTGTCGATGGCCCAGGTCAGGATGGCCAGGGCGTCGGCCTCGTTGTCGTCTTCGGGAGTGAAGCCGCGAGCCTGCATGGCGGCGAGGACGGCGTCCTTGCCGGCATTGCCCTTGCCGGTGGCGTGGCGCTTGATGGTGCCGACCGGCACGCCCTGATAGGGGATGTGCTTGAGTTCGCACCAAGCCGCGAGGTGGGCCAGGAAGCCGCCATAGATGTGGGCGGCGTCGGTCCCAGCGTGGCGGCGCACTTCCTCGAAATGGATGAGGTCGATGGCCTTGGCGCCGTCCAACAGGTGGTCGAGCCAGGAGCGGAAGCGAAGGAAGCGCATGCCGCCGCCTTCGTACCGTCCCGACCGGAATTCCATGGTGCCAGAGACGACAACACCATCGGCGAGCCGCATGGCCCAGCCGGTGGTGGTGCCCAGATCGAGGGCGAGAATGGTGATCATGATGAAGGCTCACAAGATTGTGGGCCTCCGGCTTTGGTCGAGAGCGAGGTTAACGATCGGGTGTGCGGCTCTCAACAACAAGTCGCCGCCATCGAAGAAGATCGTATCCCGGAGAAAACGGCGGCGAACATTCACCCTCCCCGCAAGGTTGGTGACGGGAATTGTCCCTCAGAATCAGGTCGTTGATGCCGTTCTGGCCTAGCTGTCACATGTCACCAACGGGGGGTGAACGCTCTCTCAGCCAAAATAAAAAGCGCATCATGGAGGGCGCTATCCAATACATCGGCAACCTTTGGTGCGTAAATTTTTCCAACCCCTCACAGGTTCTTACCCCGTTGGTGACAGTCCGAGGTTGGTGACAGACAGGTGCAAGCTATTGAAGCGGATTGACTTTTTCCGTCACCAACCCGTCACCAACCGCACAGGGGGTTGGTGACAGGGGCGATCCATCCGGATCGGGTTGACGTGGAGCCGAACTCATCCATATAGTCTGGAAAATCCAGATTTTCGGGAGAATGGACATGCCCGGCACCCCGGTGTTCGACACCAGCTACAGCACGACCGAGATCAACAAGAGCGGCTCGCGGGTCTATGATGATGCCTGGGTCAAGGGCGGCGTCGAAATCACCCGCCGCGGTCAGCGGTTCGTCCTGCTGCGTCAGGACTACCTGAACCGGCTGATCGAGGAGGCGCGGGAAGACCGCCCCCAATCGCTGGACGACCTGCTGCGCGATTACGATGCCGACAAGATCAGGAAGCTGACCGGCGATTTCGAGGCAGGGCAGCCGACCGGCAAGGAGCTGATCTGAAATGCCGTCGAGGGGGGATGATTTCGCGAAGGGCTATGTCCCTTCGCGGGGAGACGTGGTGCATCTGGACTGGAATCCGGCCCTAGGGCACGAAATGAAGGGGCCGCATTACGGTCTGGTGCTGTCGCAGGACGCCTACAACATCGGCACCGGGCTGGTGGTGGTGTCGCCGATCACCTCGAAGGTCGGCAAGCTGAGCGCCTTTGAATTCGAGGTCCGGGCCGGCAGGGTCAACGGCGTCGCCGTGCTGTCCCAGTTCCGCACCCTGGACTACCAGACCCGCAGCATCCAGTACGAGGGAACGATTTCCGCCGAGCAGATCGACGAGGCGGCCCGGCGGGTCAGGATGGTCCTGTAGAGCGGTAGCGCCATTCCCGCCCTGCGCTGCCGACCCGCGTCTGGTAGCGGGTCCACCCTCTCGCCTTCAGATAGGCGGTGACCCGCATCTGATCGGCGCGGGTCCAGCGCCCCGGCTCGATGCCGATGGCATTGCGCAGCACCTCGGCCACCGACACGTCGGTGAGCGGCTCGGAGCGGGCAATCTCCACCTCGCGCCAGTCGTCATAGGCGCCGTAGCCGTAATTGACCCGTTCCTTGTCGTAGACCAGCCAGCGGTCGATCAGGCCGTCCCAGGCGTCGGACTGGTAGCGTTCCTCCTGCTCGGCGCGAGCCATGGCGATCAGTTCGGGATCGTCCAGCCACCAGATGGCGCCCTGCCGGTACAGCGCCATCGCCTCGGCCCATAGCTGATCTCGGTCGCGGCGGAGCGCCTCCAGGTCAATCTGGCCACAGCGGATGGGCCAGAAGCGGCGATTGCCGGTCTCGTCGCGCAGGTAGGTGTCGGGATTGACGCTGCCCGCGAACACGCACTGGCGCGGCACGTCAATAACGTAGCGCTCATAGGGCGGGCGATAGCGGTCCACCGTGCGGGTCAGGAACGACTTGATGCGGGACACCTCGGCACGGCCGATGGCGTCCAACTCGGCAATCTCGATGATCCAGACGCCGCGCATCTGCTGGGCGGCGTCCTTGCTGCCGATCTCGGCCAACTCGTCGGTGAACCAGTCGGCTCCCGCCAGAATCTTCAGGGCGGTGGATTTCTTGGCGCCCTGCGGCCCCTCCAGGATCAGCATGTGGTCGACCTTGGCGCCGGGTGCCATGATGCGGGCGATGGCGGAGATCATCCACAGCGAACCGAAGGCGCGGTTCAGACGGTTGTCGGCGGCGCCGAGATGGGTGACCGCCCAGCCTTCCAGGCGGCGGGTGCCGTCCCATGGCAGGCTGGTCAGGTATTCGCGCACCGGATGGACGCGGACGTCGCGGGCAACGGCGCCGACGCTGCGGGCGACGATGGTGGGGGCGACATTGACCTCGCGGCGCTGGAGCCATTCGGCGCAACGCACGTCGTCAGCATCAGACCACGGACGCGGAACCGGCGCCTGATCGTCCCAGGGCAGCGGCCGGTTGACGATGATTTCCTGCCGAAACTCGTCGAACACCAGCGCCCCGGCGAAGGCTTCGTCATTGGACAGAGCGGTGATGACGTTGGCCTCGTTGCGCTCGGGCGTGCCGTCAGGGCTGGTGCGAAGCTGGCCGAACCACGCTGGGCGAACAGAAGGCATGCCGGCGGGACCGGTGCGGCGGCGCAGATCGCGAATCTGCTTCTCGACCACCGAAACCGGAATGCGGGTGGTGGCCTTGATGGCGACCAGAACCTGGCGTTCGGCCACCGGATCGAGGCGGGCTTGGGCGACATGGCCAAGCAGCCGCCCGAGGTCACCCATGTCGGGCGGAAAGGTCAGCGCCAAGGCGGCGGCCTGAAGGTCGTCGAAGCCGCTGGGGGCTGTCGGCGGTTCCGGTGGACGATAGTCGGCGGCGACGCCCCCCTTCTGGAGGTCGTCGTTGAAATCGTCGCCGTGCAGGGGCGAGACAATCGTGGACGTAATGCCTGCGGCGGTGAGCCGCTCGGCCAGAACGGACGCGGCCTGCTGGCCGGCTTCGCCGGCATCGGCGAAGATGGTCACACTGCACACGCTGTCCGGCCACTGCCAGTCGCGCAGATTGCCCGCCGACAGCGCCGCCCAGGTGGGAACGCCGAAAATGGCCCAGGCCGATAGCGCGGTCTCGATGCCTTCGCCGATTCCCAGATGGCCATCGGCGGGAATGGGCGCGAGGCGCACGCTTCCGCCCGCCACCGGGCCGAGCATCTTCTTGCCGGGCGGAGCCTTGCCCGAACCGTCGTCGAGCAGGAAGGTGCGATGGATGCCGCCAGTTGGATTGCCCGCGCCATCGCGCACGATACCCACAAGGCCCAGCCAGCCGCGACGGCTGTCGAAATCGGCCAGGTCGTCATGGAACAGCAGATCGGGTGAGCCGGGGTCGCCGACACCACGGTGGCGAAGATAGGTCTCGCCCACCGTTCCGGCCAGCGGCTGGGCGGTGCCGACGATACGGGCCACTTCCAGATCGTGCGTCGGCTTGGGCGTTACCGCCCGCTGCGGGGCGGGCTGATCCAGCCGGGCTAGCCGGGCGGCTTCCTCGAACAGGTCGCGGTCGGACAGGCCAGTGGCGTGATGGATCAGGTCGATGGGTCCGGCGCTCTCACCGGTGGCATGGTCGAAGCCCCAACCGGCATGGGCACCTGCCAGATGCAGGATGCAGGAGCCTTCCTTGCGCGGTGGCCGACCCGACAGGTCGGCACAGCGGAGCATCCGCCGGTCCTGGGCCAAGCGGGCGTTTGGGAACAGCCCCGGCAGCCAATCCGGTGCCGTCGCGGCAAGGCGATCGCGGATCTGGGCCAGATCGAAACGGGCCGGCGGTGTCCAGACTTCGTTGAGGTCGATCATGCGAGAATTACCAGTCCGCGTTCAGCCCGGGTGATGGCGGTGTACAGCCAACGGCGGCGATCCTGCTCGGTGCGGCCTAGGCCGTCGTCCCAGACGATGACGTTCTCCCACTGCGACCCTTGTGCCTTGTGGCAGGTGATGGCCCAGCCGAAGGTGGCCTCGGCCAGCTTCTTCTTATCCCGCCAGTCGCGGTCATGACGGTGGGGATCGAGGGCGACGTGATCCTCGAAATGCCCCTTGTAGAGCATCAGCCGGCCTGGTTTGCCGTCCCTGGCGGGCGTACCGATGGGGGTGCCGTCCTCGTCGGTGACCACCGCCGAGAAATACAGGCTGCCCTCGTCGACGATGTCGGCCAGCGACAGGAACATGCCGTTGATCAGGCCGAGGTCATTCTGGTTCTTGAGGCAGATGATCTTCTCGTCCGGGCCGGTGGGAAGGAACGATCCGCCAAAGCCAGCGGCACGGCGCAGCGCGTTGTTGAGCTGGAAGCGGGTGGCGTTCTTGCCGCAGATCACCTGACCGCCGCGCAGGGCCTGGTCGGGGGTGACGTCGGCGAGCCGCATCTTCCAGGCATGGTTATCGTACTGGCCGAAGCCGATGGGCTGGCCTTCGCGGGCCATGGTGGCCAGCCGGATGATGGCACTCTCGGCGGCCTGGCGGTGGATCTCGGTCAGCATGATGTCGGGGGCCTGTTGGGTGAAGGCGCCTTCGCCCTTGATGGGGGGCAACTGGCCGGGATCGCCCAGCACCAGGATGGGGCGCTTGAAGCTCATCAGGTCGCGGGCCATTTCCTCGCCTACCATGGACACCTCGTCCAGCACGATCAGCTTGGCGCTGGCGGCGGGGCTGTCGGGATTGAGGGCGAAGCGCGGCTTCTTCATTTCGCGCAGTGATTGGCTCAGGGCCTCGATGGCAGCCTCGGCCGCAGTGCGGTCGAAGCCGGTCAGCGCACGGGCATCAATCTCCGCCTGGGCAATGCGCTTCTGGGCCTCCTCGATCTCCTCGTCGGTGGCCTCGATGACGCTGTAGATCAGGCTGTGGATGGTGCGGGCCGGAGTGCCCTTGCGCCGCAGCACCAGGGCGGCCTTGCCGGTGAAGGTGGCGGTGACCACGCCGGGCATGTCGTCGGTGTGGGGCACGAGGCCGAGATCGTCGATGGCGAACCTCAGCACCGTGGACTTGCCAGTGCCGGCATAGCCAAACAGCCTGAACACCTGCTGATCCTCGGTGCGATTCTGAAACCAGTCGCGGATGGTGGCGATGGCGCGTCCTTGCGTGTCGGAAGGCGTGATGTCGGTCATCGGCAGGTCCCCCAGCAGCGATCCTGCCAGGCGCAGGGAGAATGCCAGCCGCCCGCCGTCTTGCCGCCGCGGCAGACCACCGAGGTGCGCTCAGTCACGGCACGGGGCAGCAATTCCTGGGCGTCGCTGGCCCGCACCACCTGGACGGCACGGTCGCTCATGGTCTGGGCCAGAGCCGCGTCGAAGGGCACCAGTTCGCAGTGGATTTCCCAGGTGTCGCGATTAAGGGCGGTGAACAATGCCGGGGCGGGCAAATCCATGTATGCCTGATAGAGCGCGATCTGGGCGGCATAGACCGGCTTGGACAGCACCACGCCACGCTTGACCACGTCCTTCCACGACGATGCGCCGAGCGTCTTGTTCTCCCACAGGGCCGGATAGCCCATGGCCACCGGCCCGCCGACCAGGCAGCCGTCGATGTGGCCCTTGAAGCGGCCATTCAGCACCGAGAAGCCAAACTGCCGCCCGTCGCGGCGCTCGGTGCGCAGGTCGAAGCCGGCAGATCTCAGCCAAGCCGCCACCACGTCCTCGCCGCGATGGCCGGCCTCGAAGATGCGCAAAGTGGATGGCTCGAAATCCCGGCCCTCGTCTTTGGGCACGGCGAGATAATCATACTGGATCTGGCGCAAACATTCCCGCCCGATGCCCGAGGTGCTGACGTACTGGCGGGCCGCCTGGGACCGGTTGCGGGCGACCAGCGCGGCATCGATAGCGGTGTTCACCGCCATGGTGATGCCGGGATCGCGAGCAGGCCCTTGGTACTGGCAGCCGGAACCGTGGTTGAGATCAAGCATGACGGCTGCCTCAGAACGGGATGGGATCGTCGAAGGCGGTGCCGTGCCGTTCCTTGACGCCGGCCTGCCGCTGCATGGACTCGACGTAGCCGGTGACGGCGGCCTCGATCAGCCGGTCGATGTCCTCGGCCGAACGGTGGAAGAAATGCTCCATCAGGCCCAGCGCCGTCAGCGCCTCCGCGAAGAGCGGGCGGGCGTCCTTGATGGCCTGGGTTTCGCGGGCGGTTTTGTCGATCATGCCGTTGCTCCGTCGGGCGATCTCGGCGCCTGCCTGCTGGCAGCGCATCGAGCAGAACCCGTAATGGGGATAGAGGTCGTGGCGCAGGCGGTGGACGTAGCCGAAGCCCCGGGCTTCCCGCCCGCACACCACGCATTGCGTTAGGCCAGCAAGAACCGGGTCAGGTCCGGGTGTTCGCCCGGCTCGTCCTTGATCCGGGAACAGCCCAGCACCACGAAGCTGCTGATGGCCGCCTGGGCCATGGCCTCGAGCTCCCACAGGGTGAGCACCCTGATGGGCTGATGCAGTCTTCCGCGGGCTTCGAGCCATTCACCGATCGCCTTTGCCGCCTGGCGCGTCACATGCGCCTGCCATTCATCGTCCGTCATGGGGGGAAGCCGCCCGCCGGGGAGACGGGCGGCGGCTCCGTCAGCCATTGAGCCAGGCCGGGCCGGCGGCCGAGGGCTGGGGCTGGGGCTGGGGCTGGGCACCGGACTGCTGCTGTGCCGGAGGCTGCTGGGTCCACGGCACGCCCGACTGCTGCTGGGGCGCCTGCGCCGGAGCGGCATCGGTGGCCCAGGCGGGGGCATTCTGGCCGGTACTGGCATTGGCGGGCTTGCGCGGCTTGGCGTTGACCGGTTCCGCCTCCACCGCCTCGCCTTTCATTACCGGCTCGTACTGCGGCTCGCCGGGCAGCACCACGTTGGCCAGCCGGTTCTGGTCGCGGTACTTGGGATCGCTGGCCGGCTCCACCATGATGCGGGCGGCGAAGGTGATGCCGTCCAGCTGCTTCAGGCCCTGCAAGACCCGCTTGGCCTTGGCGGCGTCGCTCATGTCCTTGGGGTTCAGGCCGAGCGCGCTGTCGACCATGGCGCGGAACGACGCCTTCGAGATGTTCCAGCCCTTGGATTGGCCCTTGTCGTCCAGCTTGCCGCCGGCCACGGTGAAGTTTTGCCAGAACTTGCGGCGCGCGAACTGCCCCTCAACCACGGTGAATTCGCAGTCGAGCATCTTGGCGTCGCTCTCGGATGCGGCCTTCAGCAGCCCGGCATCCATGGGCACCGAGCCGTTGAGCCCGCCGGGGCGGATGGTCATGCGGATCTTGGCGAAGGTGCCGTCGGGGATCAGGTCGCCCGAGGGCATCATCTGCGGCTGGGCGTCATTGAAATCGTAGAACATGGGAAAGTCTCCTCGGGTCAGGCGGGAACGCGGTTGATCTTGGAAAGCAGGGCGCCCAGATCGGGCGGTTCGGTCACATCCAGGCGGCCGGAACGGTCCTTGGCGGGCAGGCCGTAGGGATTGCCGGAGCGGCAGACCAGGCGCCGCTCGGCGGCCTTTTCGTCCAGCAGCCAGTGGCCCTCGGCGTCCTTGGAGAACAGGTGCATGGAGATGACCTGATCGACGATACCGGGCAGTTCGCGCCCCGCCTTCGATCCCTCCATCTGCGGCTGCCAGGTGGAGGCGTTGAATTCGTCGGTAACCTTCTCCAGCACACCGACGAAGATCACCGTCTTGCCCGGCGCATGTTGCAGGTGTTTCAGGGCCTGGATCACCTCGCGCCCGAGCAGGCCATAGGCGCCGCGCACGTCGGGCTTGCCGGTGCGGTCGGAAAAGGCTTCCGGCTGCTGCTTGGCGAAGGCCATGGCCTGGCGGGTGAGGTCGGTGATGGAATCGACGAACACCACCGGCATGGAGGCCAGGAACTCCTCGACCCCGGTCCCGGCATAGAGCGAGCGCACATGCTGGTGGTGCTGGGCGCTGTAATAGGCGTTTGGATCGACCGCCGGATCCGGGCCGCCGATCAGCACGGCGAGGTCGCGGAAGTCGCCGAAGCTGCGCACCGGGATGCTGGCGCCGGCCCAGTCCTGGACCGATTTCATGCCGGCCTCCAGGTCCAGGCAGACGGTTTGGGCGGGAGGCAGGGTTTTCAGCAGCGACGTCTTGCCGACACCGGGCGGGCCGAATATGGCCACCGAGGTCTTGTTGCCGGCGGCGGACAGGCGCTCGTCGGCGGTGATGATGCGAACGGCCATGGGAATGGATCTCCAGTTCGGAACGGGGACGGCGGGGCGTTGACCGGGCGCCGGAGGGGAACCTGCCCGCCCTTGCGGAACGGGCCGCCCCGCCGTGTCTCAGGGGCTGGTGGGCTTGAGCACGAAGGTCGGCTTGCCGGTCTTGACCGTGCGGGCCGCCTCGAAAGCGGTGCGGATGTGGACGGGCCAAGCGCCGTATTTGCGTTCCGAGACCTTGAAGGAGGTCTCGACGTACTCGCCCGGCTCGCCACCGCTCGTGTGGATGCGCTCGACGATGGCCGCCAGCTGCGTCTGATCCCACTCGACCTTCTTGGACAGATCGGCCACCACGGTGACGGCGCCGTCGTCGAAGCGAACGGTGCCGGTGTCCTTGCCTTCCACGCGGCGGTGTTCCGCCGCCAGGGCGCCGTATTTGCGGTCCAGAGCGCCGTCGAGCCAGTCCTTGGTGGCCTTGGCGCGGCGCAGGTTGTCTTCCGCTTCCTCCTGCAACAGCGCGAGCGTCTCGCCGGAGAGGGCGACGATCTCGCCGAGCGGCATGTGGGCCAGGTCGGCCAGGCTGGGGCGATTGGGGATGCTCATCGCGCCGCCTCCATGGAAACGCCGACCGACGCCGGCAGCATGGGGGGCGTGGAACTGTGGGTGCGCTCGACTTCGTAAGCCTCGACGTCCTCCAGCCGGTACACCACACGGCCGCCGATCTTCAGGTAGCGCGGCCCCTGGCCCAGCCAGCGCCAGCGCTCCAGCGTGCGCGGGCTGATGCTCCAACGGCGGGACAGTTCGATCTGGTTCAGGTGTTTGACAATCATTGCCGTATCCTTCCGGTCGGTGCGAAAACCTGCGGGAAGGATGGCTGGGGGCGAGGTAGGAGCCGGGAAGGAGGAAGGGAGGAACGGAGGGAGGAATGCCGTTCAGGCACAAAAAAAGCCGCCCGAAGGCGGCCGATACGAGTCCGATGCGCTCAAATCACAGGAATATCCAGCACGAGCCGCTATCCTCTGCGATGAAATCCCGCCAGTCCGTGCGGCCGCTGAATGCTTTGGCCAGCGTGTTGACCGTGTCGCTGTATTCGGCGCCCTCCAGCACCCTGGCAGTCAGGCATTGCGGCTGACCGCCCTGGAACGCCTCGACCAGTTGGCGGACCACGTCGCGCTGTTTCTGTCCCCGGAAGCGATACTCCTTCCCGTGGACGGTGACGACATCGAACTCGGCACTGTGGATCAGCGGCCCGCCATTCGCCGGCATCCCACCGCCCAGCAGCACCCCGCGCAGGATCGCCTTGTCCAACAGGACGCCACGACCGCTCGGAACCAAGCCATCGGCGATGGGGATGGCGCGATATTCCGGCGGGAGGGCGAGATGTCTGGGGATGGCGCCCGTGGTCAGCAGCAGGCTGGCGCCTCGGGCCCGCCTCGGCCCCAATGCCTCTGCGATCCGGTCATGGACATCGGGCCGTCCCAGCCGCCGGGCCAGGTAGATCGGAAACTTCTTCTTGGTCAGGTAATCCTGTCCCAGATCCCACAGGTGATCGGGTAGCAAAGTCATGGGTTTGGTGTTCGCCGACATGCCGAGAAGACGGATCGCGATTTCCGGCAGGCGATCGGTGTCGAGCCGGAACGTGCCCAGCCGCAGCGGATCGACCTCCAGGAAACCGCGATCAGGGTGGAAGCAACGGAACTGTCCTGTGATGCCATCGCGCACGACAGGCACATCCACCTCCGATTCGCCGACGGTCACCAGGACGGTCTTCCGGTTGCCGTCGGGAATCAGGTAGCCGACGTCGATCAACGTCCTCGCCTCGTCGCCGAGTTGCTCCGTCAGGATGCCGGACGAGATGACGGGACGGACCACTTCCGCCAGCCCCAGCAGGAAGCGCAGGCCCGTCTCCGACAGTGTCGTCATTTGGCTCAAGTGGTCAGATCCTGAAGGATGCCCCAACGGCGCAGGTATTTCTCACCGATCAGCCGTTCCTTGTCGGTCTTGTCCTTCAGGTCGCAGCCATTGGGGTGCCGCAGCTTCAGGGAAATGGTCCGGCCACGGGGATTGATGTCGTCCGGTTCGAACGGCACCGACAGCACCACTTCGCGGATGCGGTATCCGCCCAGGAAGGGATTGCGCTCCTCGAACAATTGGCCGGCCAGGGAATGGACGTTGTCCTCTGCCAACCGCGCCTCGATGGTCAGGAAGGCCGATTCGTCGAGGGTTTCGAACTTCACCACCCGCACCCGGACGATCCCGATGCCGTCCTGCGGATCGGTCGCGAAGCGGCGGTCGGTCATGAACACGGACAGGTCGTAATGGCGCAACGGCAAGGGGGCCGCGTCCGCCGAGTGATTGAGCAGGGTCTTGGCGAAGACCTTGGCCAGATCGCGCCGGTCGGCCTTGCGGTCGCCGACCACCTCGATGACGCCGGACGCCGCCTCGTAGGTGAAGCCCAGCTCGTAAACGGGGCGGTACACCAGCGGGCCGATGCTGTCCTGGTCCTTGAACACCTCGACGCTGTCGGGCAGCCCTTCGCGGTAGACCGTCACCTGCACCAGACTCTTGACGCCGCCATCCACGTCGGGACGGGTGCGGTCGAAGACCTCGATCTTGACCTTCTCGCCTTCACGGAAGAAGCGCCGGACTTCAGCCGCCAGCGCATTGCGGCGGTCGCCGTTGCGACCGACGGCCAGCCCCTTGGGAGCCACGAAGGCATCCCAGGTTCGCCCCTTACGGGCGTTCTCGAAGAAGGCAACGTCCTCGGCCTTGCGGAATTTGGCGGGATCGGTCCTGAACAGCCACAGCGCCCGGGCATGGCGAACGCCCATGTCGCGCAGATGATTCTGTTGCGCTACGTCCGCGACCGACATGATCGCCGTCTGGCCGACCTCGGTGGTCATGCGGTCGACGCGGTCACAATCCAGCCGGATGCGCTCGCGCTCGATTTCCGTCAGAGTGTCGACGGCTTTCAGGACCGGCTCCATGATCTCCCCGCTGCCGCCGTCCCAATTCACCGGATCGGGAAACGTCATCCCGAAACCAGTGAAATAGTCGCGCAATTCAGGACCAGGAACGTTGCGGATCAGACGGGAGATAACCGGCATGAAAGCCTCCATGGTGGTTGCGGGAAATCGGATGGGGGGAGTTCTTCCCCCGATCCGGATAACGTCAGCCCGGGATCTTGCGCGGATCGTTGCCGTGGCTGTCGCTCTGGCCGATCTGGCCATCGCGATTGTGGATGCGCAACTCGGTGCCCTGATTGCGGCTCACCTCGCGGGCGTAATCGACCGCGTCCTGCTTGGTGTCGAAATGGCGGGAGGCGCGTTCTGCGCCGCCGCGCTTGACGTCCCAACCGCCTTCGGGGTCGGGCAAAACGTGATGGGTATCGGGTCCCTTGTGATCGGCCATGAGTGGCTCCATGTGTAAGGTGGTTACGAGAAACAAAGTTCGTTACTGCGAACCTGAGCGAAAGATATGGCTTGCCCGTATCGTCTGTCAAGTATACTAGGTGACGCCCTTACGAACTTGGGCAGGGTGCCGGGGAACAGGGAGAGGAATGTGACCCATGCCAACGCCGCTTGGTGATCGGATCCGGGATCTACGGATCAAGAAGGGTCTGACGCTGGAGGGTCTGGCCGGAAAGGTCGAATCCAGCAAAAGCTACATCTGGGAGTTGGAGAACAAGAACGTCGCCAGGCCGTCCGCCGAAAAGCTGCGGCTGATCGCGTTGGCTCTGGACACGACGACCGATTACCTGCTGTCCGCCGAAGGCGTTAGTGAGACTGGCGAAGCGGATCAGGCGTTCTTCCGCAAATACCAAACGCTCGACGAGCACGGTAAGAAGCGCTTACAACGGATACTCGACGCCCTCGACGACGAGTAAGCCCTTTGAATCGGAAATCCCCTAAGAAAGTCGCCAACGACCTATCGGTCTTGTTGCATCAGGTCTTGGGGGAGGAACGGTTCACGCGGAGCCTGGACGAGATCGTCCTCGAATACACCAAGAACCAGCCTGACCCCATCGCCAAGGTGGTCGCGGATTCTCTGGGCGATTTCGAGGGCATGCTGCGGCCGAGCCGCAAAAAGCCTTGCTGGCACATCGTCTACAACAACGACACCGATTACCGTGGGCGTGAAAAATTCACCCTGGCCCACGAACTCGGCCACTACCTGCTTCATCGCCGCCCGTTGGGCGCCGCCGACTTCACCAGCGGAGTCGCGAACGACGGTGTGGACGAGCGGGCCTTCTCCTGCAATCCGCTCGACCGGCACCTTTGGCACAAGTCCAAGGAGGAAATCGAGGGCGAGGCGGACACCTTTGCGTCGTATCTGCTGATGCCGCTGGACGATTACCGGCAACAGGTCGCGGGCCAGGAGATGAGCGTCGGGCTGTTGCGCCACGTCGCAAAGCGATACGGCGTGTCGTTAACCGCCGTGGTGCGCAAGTGGATCGAGTTCACCGACCAGCGCGCCGCCATGGTTCTGGGGCGCGACGGTTTCGCCCTGTGGGGCTGGTCGAGTGATTCGGCTTACAAGAGTGGAATCTTCATCAACTCAGGGATGGAGCTTCCCGAGCTGTCCGTCGCCGCCCGCGGCCCCTCCGCCCAGAACGGCGAAACCAATCTCTCAATCGCCCTGCCCGAGAATGTCTGGACCTTCGCCCGCGGCAGTGAGCCGGTGCGGGAGCTGACCATCTTCGCCAGCCGGCTCGGGCAAACCCTGTCCATATTGCTGTTCGACGATGTTCCCGAGCGCGATGTTCTGGAAGAGCCAAGGGAATGGGACACCTGCGACCAGTTCCGCTGGCGCGGCTGATTTTCACTTCGACCCTCGCTGGTAACTTTGTTTTTGAGGGCATTGGAAGGGCTGGATCGAGTGCTGGAGAACCCGCCGTTTCGTGCATAGTTTGGTGACCGGCTTCAACGCAAACCGCCGGTACACAATGTCCATCGCCTTGTCCCCCGACCGCATGACTGCCGCCGAACGCCTCGACGAGGTTGCCGCGATTCTTGCTGCCGGCGCCATGCGAGTCCTGGCCAAGAAGTCCACTCGTTTATCTGCTGACGGCGGAGACAGTTCCTTCGACTTCACCGCCCACCAGAGCGTGTATGGCGAAGCAACCAACCGCAGGGTTTCCCGCCGATGACGAACATCATCCTCACCCAGGTGGCCGAATTGCCCACCTTACCGACCCCCAGACTGAAGGCCATGTGGCGCGAGCTGACCGGCACCGAGCCGCCGCCCTACAACCGCACCTTCCTGGTCAAGCGCCTGGCCTACCGGATTCAGGAACTGGCCTTCGGCGGCCTGTCGGTGCAGGCCGAACGCCGCCTCGACGATCTGGTCGATGAGTTGGACGGCAAGAAGAAGCCGAAGCCCAAGGACATGACCGCCCCCGTCATCGGCACCAAGCTGATCCGGGAATGGCAAGGTGTGATGCAGGAGGTGACGGCGCTGGCTGACGGCTTCGAATGGCAGGGCCGCCGCTACCAGAGCCTGTCGGCTGTCGCCCGCGCCATCACCGGCACGCGGTGGAATGGGCCGTTATTTTTCGGCCTGCGCAAGCACGGCAAGCTGGAGGCCAGCCGATGAACCCGCCCAAGCCGATCCGCAAGACCCGTTGCGCCATCTACACCCGCAAGTCCTCGGAGGAGGGCTTGGACATGGAGTTCAACAGCCTCGACGCCCAACGGGAATCCTGCGCCGCCTACATCGCCAGCCAGAAGGCCGAAGGCTGGGTGCCGGTGCCCGACCATTACGATGACGGCGGATTCTCCGGCGGAAACCTGGAACGCCCGGCTCTGAAGCGTCTGCTGGCCGACATCGAAGCCGGCCTGATCGACGTGGTGGTGGTTTACAAGATCGACCGCCTGTCGCGCTCGCTGATGGATTTCTCTAAGCTGGTCGAGGTGTTCGACCGCAACGCCGTCACCTTCGTCTCGGTGACGCAGTCGTTCAACACCACCACGTCCATGGGGCGGTTGACGCTGAACATTCTGCTGTCCTTCGCCCAGTTCGAGCGGGAGGTGATCGGCGAACGCATCCGCGACAAGTTCGCCGCCTCGCGCCGCAAAGGGATGTGGATGGGCGGGGTGCCGCCGCTGGGCTACGATGTGGTCGCCCGCAAGCTGGTGGTCAACCAGCCCGAGGCCGATCTGGTCCGCCACATCTTCGACCGCTTCCTCAAGCTCGGCTCCGCCACCTTGCTGGTCAAGGAACTGAATGCCGCCGGCCACCACACCAAGTCCTGGACCACCCAGGACGGCAAGGCCCGCGACGGCGCGCCCTTCACCAAGAACTTCCTGTACAAGATGCTGGAGAACCGGGTCTATCTCGGCGAGGCCGTCCACAAGGGTGTCGCCCATCCCGGCGAACATCCGCCAATCATTGACCGGGCCACCTGGGATCGGGTCGAGGCGGTCAAGACCGACAACGCGCCCCGCAAGCGCGCAGCCACCACTCGCGCCACCACACCGGCGCCGCTGAAGGGGCTGGTGGTCTGCGCCCATTGTGGCCGGGCGATGACGCCGACCCACACCCGCAAGAAGGGGCGGCTCTACCGCTATTATACCTGCATGCGGGCGATCAACGCCGGCCATGAATCCTGCCCGGTGCGCAGCATCGCCGCTGGTGAGATCGAGGCTGCGGTGGTCGGACAGGTCCGCGCCCTGCTGCGCGCCCCCGAGATCCGGGCGCGGGCGGAACGGTTCGCGCCGACCATTCCGCCGGTCGACCTGTACGCGGCGCTCGACCGCTTCGAGGCGGTATGGGACGAATTGTTCCCCGCCGAGCAGGCCCGCATTCTCCAGATTCTGGTGGAAAAGGTGGCCATCGCTCCCGACGGCGCCGAAATCCGCCTGCGCGCCGAGGGGCTGGCCAGCGTGGTCGCCGACATCACCGCCCAGTCCACCGACAGGAGCGCGGCATGACCGACGTTCGCATCGACACCTTCACCGTGCGGGTGCCGCTGACGCTCCGCCGCCACGGCGGCCGCAAGCTGGTGATCGTGCCCGAGGGCGAGGGAATCCCGGAGCGCCCTCGCGCCACTCCTGACGACACCATGCTGAAGGCTCTGGCCCGCGCCCATCGCTGGAAGCGCATGCTGGAATCCGGGCAGGTGCGCTCGCTCAACGAACTGGCCGAAGCCGAGAAGATCAATCCCTCCTATCTGACCCGTATCTATCGCCTGACCCTGCTGGCCCCCGACATCGTCGAAGCCATCCTCGACGGGCGTCAGCCGCGCACCCTGCAACTGGCCGATCTGATGGATGAGATGCCGGCGGAGTGGGAACGGCAGCGGGAGAGATTCATTCGATGA